AACTAGAATTTCTAAGATCACCAGATTAAAAACTAAATCTGATCTATATGATATTCAAGTTGATGAAGTGCAGGAATATTTTGCAAATGGTATTGTATCCCACAATTCTACTATTTTAGATGCCATTTGTTTTGGACTTTTCGGTAAAGCATTTAGAAATATAAATAAGCCACAATTAGTAAATTCTATTAATCAAAAAAATTGTATTGTTGAATTAGAATTTCGTATTGGTAAAAAAGAATATAGAATAATTAGAGGACAAAGACCGGGTGTATTTGAAATATACCAAGACAATAATCTATTGAATCAGGATTCTGCAGTCAAAGATTACCAGAAATATTTTGAAGATAAGATATTAAAGTTAAACTATAAATCATTTACTCAAATTGTTATTCTTGGATCAGCATCTTTCACACCCTTTATGCAATTAGCACAAGGAACAAGACGAGAAGTAATTGAAGATATATTAGATATTCAAATATTTTCTGTCATGAATAATATTCTCAAAGTACGTTTAATTGAACTAAAAGAACAATTGCAACAAATCAATAATATTATAGAATTAGGTAAGCAGAAAGTAAAATTGCAGACTGACTATATTAAACAACTTGAAGAAGAAAAATTGAGAAGAGAAGCTGATGCACAACTCGCAATATCAGAATCACAAGCAACTATTAATACTCTACAACAAGAAGCAACGCAGCTGGCTGAAAATCTCCAGACTCTCAAAGAATCAACCCAGGATGAGTCAACTGTCTCGCAAAGAAGAACTGAGCTGGTTACTTTACTTAAATCACTCAACCAGCGTATCAACTCTGCCAGGGATCAGATTACCTTCTACGAGGAACATGATAATTGTCCAACATGCGCTCAGCTACTTACTGGAGAGCTTAAGACTACAGCGATTAAGAAACACTCGCACAAAATCGAAGAAATCAATGCAGCACTTGACTCGCTTAACAACAAAATCGCAGAAGTTGAAGCAAGAATTGATGCGATATCTGCTATCAAGAACTCAATTGCCGATATACAGGATTCAATCGTTGACACAAACAGCAAAATCATCAGCGAACAAACCTTTATCCGCAAGATACAAGCAGAAGCAGAAAGATCAGTTGATTCAGAAAACAGTCTGGTTAGTGCTAAATCAACCCTCAAGGACCTTGCCAAAGAAGTTGTATGTGCGGCAGAAAGTAAAAGTAAGCTCAAAGAGGACTCGTATTATTTTGAGGCCTGTGCTACGCTACTCAAGGATACTGGAATCAAAACTAGAATTATAAAGCAGTACCTACCTGTTATCAACAAACTGGTAAATAAGTATTTAACTGCGATGGATTTTTTTGTCTCTTTTGAATTGGATGAGGCATTCAATGAAATAATCAAGTCTAGACATAGAGATGATTTTAGTTATGCGTCATTTAGTGAAGGGGAGAAACAACGAATAGATTTGGCATTATTATTTACATGGCGGACAATCGCTAAGATGAAAAATAGCGCTTCAACTAATTTACTTTTATTAGATGAAGTATTTGATAGTAGTTTGGATTCTAATGGTACTGACTTTGTTATGAATCTACTAAACACCCTCGGTGAAGAAACTAATGTATTTGTTATTAGTCATAAGGGGGATCAGTTAATAGATAAATTTAAGAATCAAATTAGATTTGAGAAACATCAAAATTTTAGTAGGATATCATAATGTTAATTCGTAAAGATCAAATTAATCTTGTATCTGTTTCTAATCCTATACTTCATAGCAAACCTGATCTATATGATTTTAAAGATAACGATGGAGAATTTTTTGCTAATATTCTTTTTTCTAAGATGAAAGAATTGGGCGGAGTAGGTTTGTCTGCTAATCAAGTAGGAGTTAATGCTAGAGTTTTTGTAATGGGTCTAGATGATGTTACTCGTATTAATGTGTTTAATCCTGAGATATTAGAATATTTAGGGGATGAGGTAGTATTAAATGAAGGTTGTTTGTCTTATCCTGGATTATTCATGCACATCAAAAGACCGCAGGGAGTTAAAGTAAAGTATCAAGACCAAAATGGTGAACATTGTGAGACAGTTCTTTCGGGACTTACTGCTAGAATATTCCTTCATGAATATGATCATATGATGGGAATAGATTTTACGTCAAGAGTGTCTAAATTAAAATTAGAGTTAGCCAAAAAGAAGTATTTGAACAAACGCAAAAAAGTAATCAGAAAACACGCAATTAATACCCTGGTCAAAGCATTGCAGGAAACTAAAGATTTGGATCAGTAAGTCATTGATTTTAAAAGGCGAAAAAACCAGTATTTTTGCTTGACTCTCTTTACTTTTCTATATATAATAAGGATATAGTGAGGAGAGTGTATGTCTTTATCTAATTTGACCAATTCAAAATCCGTATTAGCCAAACTTTTGGCTCAGGAAAACATCACCGTAGAACACAGCAAAATTCCAACAGCTGCGTTTGACCCCAAAAACAGAACATTATATCTTCCAGTATGGAAGAACATGAGTTCTGAACTCTATGATCTTTTAGTAGGTCATGAGGTTGGCCATGCTTGGGAAACTCCCCCGGAGGGATGGCACACTGCTATTGAAGAAAAGGGCAAAGGGTTCAAGTCTTTTCTCAATGTAGTAGAAGATGCTCGCATAGAAAAGAAAATTAAACTGAGATATCCAGGATTACGTGGTCCTATGTACAAAGGATATCAACAATTATTTGAACAAGACTTTTTTGGCACTAATACTAAACCTATTGCTGCCTATAATTTGATTGATCGTCTAAATTTACACTTTAAAATTGGTTCATTATTAAATGTTCCTTTTCAGGAAAAAGAAAAACATTTTGTGAATCGAATGGAGCATCTATCCTCATGGGAAGATGTATATGAATTAGCATCAGAATTGTATCAATACCAAAAAGAAAACCCCACCACATCTTTAGATGAATTTGAAGATGCGTTTGATAAAGATGCTGACGAGGGTGATTGGCATAGTGATTATGAAAACTATGATGACAATGATGAATTTTCTGATGATTTAAATGAAAGATTGACTAAATCCTCGCGTGGAGGCAACAATGATCCTTTTTCCGAGACTGATGAAAAATTCAGAGAAAAAGAAAAGACATTATTGGATGAATCATCCTATCCATTTGTCTATGCTAATTTACCGAGAATAGATATTACAAAATTTGTGGTAGACTATAAAACATTATATAGTATTGTAAAGTTTACTAGAATAGATGGATATGAGGATTATATTAAAGAATGCCTAAGTTCCAAAAGTTTAGAAAAGGCATACTTAGAAGAAGCTGATGTATTCAATCGTAATACTATTCTTAATGATTACAAAGAAAAGAACATGAAATTCATCATGTACTTGGTAAAAGAATTTGAACTAAAACGAAATGCTGCTCAATATGCTAGGGCAAGTGTATCTAAAACAGGTGAACTAGATGTTGAAAAGGTATGGGCATATAAATTAAAGGATGATCTTTTCAAACGTGTTACGAAAATTCCACATGGCAAGAATCATGCGATGGTAATGTTTGTAGATTGGTCAGGTTCAATGGTTGAAAATTTAGATAATACCATTGAGCAAACTTTAGTTCTTACTGATTTTTGTAGGAAAGTCGGTATTCCATTTGAGGTACTAGCATTTTCGGACACTCAAACAGGATTCGAAGCATTCTTTGGATTTAGATATAATGAAAAACAAAGATATGACCTTAATCCTGGTGATCTTTACTATTACAATTCTTGTTTTAAATTATTAAACTTAATTTCATCTAGAATGAGTAAAAATGAATACCGAAATGCCCAAATTAGATTGTTGCAAATAGGTAAGGCATATGAACGTGTTAGTGGTGAATGTGATTATAACAAAAGACTTGCTATGAACTTTAGGAGTCATGTTATTCCTGGGGCATTGAGTTTAGGTGGTACTCCGTTGGATGAAGCAATCGTCGTTGCGAATCAGTACATTGATACTTATAAAAAAATAAACAAGATTGATGTTATGAATACGATCTTTTTAACTGATGGTGAAGGTTCTGATTCTAATTTTATCACTGCAGAGAATGGATCTCCTATACATGTCAGACATAAAACTAAAAATAATAGACATAATTTTGTTTTAACTGATAAAGAATCTGGAATTTCGGTATCAGCTAAACCTGGAGAAAAAATTACTAGTGCTTTGTTGAGAATGTTAAAAGCAAAAACTGATACAAATCTTGTAGGATATTTTATTTCAAATAGAAATATTAAAACTACGGTTATCAATCTTTGTAATGAATATGGTACCTTTGTACCACACGACACTATTCAAGAAAACATTCGTAAAAATAAATTTTTTGATCTTGGCGGAATTGGGTATGATAGTTATTTTGTTATTCAGGGTAAAGATTTAGAAATTGTCGGAGATCAATTAGAAGTAGATGCCAATGCTGCGAAACGAGAAGTGATGAAAGCATTCATTAAGAATCAAAAACGTAAATTGATTAACCGTGTACTTTTGAACAAATTTATAGAAAGAATTGCTTGACATTGTATACTTTTGAACATATAATAATGTTATTACCTGAGGAGTAATTTTATAATGAAATTGACTGAATTAGATAAACGAAAAATACTTAGTAAATTTGCTGAACAATTTGGCAGCACTGTTTCTCGTAAAACACTAATAAATTATTGCAAAAATAATGACATTACTGTTCCAAATTGGTTGATAAATGGCATTCAATATAGATTAGAGCGAGGATTAATTAATCTATTCTCTCCATCTGATACCGTAGGACAAACTGATATGACACCAAATTTAGATATGATTCCTGCAATGCAAGCACAAGTTGTACCGATTAAACAGAAAAAAATGGTGCAAGAAATTGATAACTTGGTTCCACTGCGAGATGATACATACGTCCCATTTGGATTCTATCGTGATCTAGAGCAAATTGTAAAATCCAAAGCATTTTATCCATTGTTCATTACTGGTTTAACCGGTAATGGTAAGACTACTATGGTAGAACAAGTATGTGCTAAGTTAAAGCGCGAATGTATTCGTGTCAATATTAGTATTGAAACTGATGAAGATGACCTTGTAGGTGGTAACACTTTAGTTGATGGTAATGTAATGTTTCGTGAAGGTCCAGTAATTACTGCAATGCGTCGCGGAGCAGTGTTACTTATTGATGAGATTGACCGTGGTAGTAATAAATTGATGTGTATGCAAGGTATTCTTGAAGGCAAACCTTTCTTTATTAAGAAAACAGGCGAGGTAATTTATCCGACCGCGGGATTTAACATTATTGCAACTGCTAATACTAAAGGTCGAGGTACAGATGATGGCAAATATATTGCAGCTCAGATTTTAGACGAGGCATTTCTTGAGCGTTTTCCGATTACTGTAGAACAAGAATATCCGTCGACTACTATTGAACGCAAGATTATTATCAATAATATGAAAATGCTAGAGTGCACTGACGAAGATTTCGCGGATAAATTAGTAGCTTGGGCTGAGATTATTCGTAAGACATATACCGAAGGTGCAATTGACGAATTGATTTCTACTCGACGCCTAGTTCATATTGTAAAGGCTTTCTCAGTGTTTAACGATCGCCAAAAAGCTATTGAACTTTGCATTAATCGTTTTGATGCAGATACGAAAACGGCATTTACAGATTTGTATAGTAAGATTGACTACAAAGATGAACCAACTGATAATACAAATGTATCAGTTCCAGAACCTCGTGTAGATGAAGAGATTCCATTCTAATGTTTGATCCTAACAATTTAAATATAAAAACCAACGCCCAGTTATCTCAAGATCTCTGGGTGTTATATGAATCTAAATTTAAACGTAATGGGTATTTTGTTGATTTCGGTGCCACTGATGGAAAAGAAATTAATAATACATATTTACTAGAAAATGAATATAATTGGACAGGCATAGTTTGTGAACCTAATCCCGAATATCATTCTAAAATTATTAGTAATAGAAAATGTCATGTTGATTTAAATTGTGTATATTCCGTTTCTAATAGAAAGATAAAATTCCTTTGTGTTAATGACGCAGTGGATTTATCCACTATCGGAGAATATGCAGGATTAGATGAACATGCAAGTGCAAGACAAAATAACAAAGTTATAGATGTCAACACCATTAGTCTTAATGATCTATTAGAAAAATACAATGCACCTAGTAACATAGATTACCTCAGTATTGATACTGAAGGAAGTGAATATGATATTCTTAAGGAATTTAATTTTGAAAAATATACTATAGATATGATTACTGTTGAACACAATTATACTTTCAATCGTGAAAAGATTTTTAAATTACTAACAAGTAAAGGATTCACTCGAGTATATCAAAACTATAGTAAATGGGATGATTGGTATAAAAAAGGATAAAAAATGATAATAGACATAGGTTCGGGGCCATGGCCTAAACAAGATGCAGATATATTAATGGATTTACATAATTGGCCAGGAGTCAATTGTTTACATGATTTATTGGAAACCCCATATCCATTTAACGATTCAACTTTTGATAAAGCATATATGGGAGATGTATTAGAACATATATTTATTTTTGATGTTGATCGTGTTTTGCGTGAAGTCAATAGAATTTTAAAAATTGATGCAATACTTGAAGTAACAGTTCCCGATGTTAAATGGATCGCAGAAAGAATTTATTTAAATGATTGGAAAGATAAAGCAAATGTTGGATGGTTAAATCCAACAAATGATTCTTGGAAAAATGCAATGAGATGTTTGTTTGGAGGATTTCACGATGCTAATGAATATATGCTTAGGGGCATGGGACATGTAAATGGATTTGATTATGATTCATTATCCAATCTTTTAACTAAGAATGGATTTAAAAATATAAAAAGAGTTCCTGATTTTAGAAATCCTGAACCAGCAAGAGGTGCTATTCTTAAAATTATATGTACAAAATAAAAAATATGAAAGATTTACTTATTGGGTGTGTAACAAATTATAAATGGGAAGATATTCAGAATTGGGTTTTATCTTTAGATGAATCCGGATTTTCTGGGGATAAACTTATGCTCGTTTATAATGTTGGATTTGACCTTGTGGAAAAATTACAAGAGTATAATTTTGATATTATAGGATTTAAACGAGATAATGTAAATAAAAAATTTATTTACGATAAACCATTTAATATTGTAGTATCTAGATTTTTTGATATTTGGAAAATATTAAACAAAAGAACACATTATAGGTATGTAATTACAACTGATGTTAAAGATGTTGTTTTTCAAAGTAATCCTTCTGAATGGATAGAAAATAATATTCAAAATAAAAAAATTCTAGCTTCTTCTGAAGCATTAAAATATATGCACGAGGATTGGGGAAATAATAATATGAAACTTTCTTTTGGGGAAGTTATACACCAACGTATGTTAGAAAAAGAAATTTATAATGCTGGAGTAATTGCAGGCGAAAGTGATTATATTAGGGATTTATTTTTAAATATTGCTTTACTTTGTAAATCAGCACCATTACACGTTTATGGTGGCGGGGGCCCTGATCAATCAGCATATAATATTCTTTTGACATTAGAATCATATATAAATATAGTTAAATATGTTAATCATGATGATGGATGGGCATGCCAAGCTGGAACTACAGCAGATCCTCAGAAAATTAATTATTTTAGGCATAATTTGTTGTCAAGTGAACCTAAATTTAAAAATGGGAAAGTATTGACCAATAAAGATATACCATACTGTATAGTTCACCAATACAATAGAGTTCCTTTATGGAACAAATTTTTTAATGAAAAATATGGAAAATTACAATAAACAAACACATCTTATTTCTTTTTTAAGAGATTCTAATGGCATATGGAATCCACCATATGTGTCTGCGCCTGGATTAATAGAAGTATTTAAAAATCATTTTAATGGCACTCCGATTAAAGGCATTGAAATAGGGGTAGCAAATGCCTGGAATATGGTATATTTTTTAGATAATATTCCTAATTTACATATTACAGGTATAGATCCATTTCTTCCTTACATGGACTGGGTAGGTATGATAGATGAAAAAACTATTACTGCTCAATATGAAGTAGCAATGGATAACTTATCAAAATATATTTCAGATAATCGTGCATTATTTTACAGAGAAAAATGTGAAGATATAAAAAACAATTTTTTAGATTTAGATTATGATTACATTTTTATTGATGGCGATCATTCGTATGAAGCAGTAGCTAGAGATTTAAAAAATTATTATAGTAAAGTTAAACCTGGAGGAATAATTTCTGGACACGATTATCATCTTTTAGATGTTCAAAGAGCTGTGTCGGAATTTAGGCAAACTTTTTCTGGTAAAAATATTCCTCCATTAAATTTCACAACTAACAGTGTTTGGTTTTGGAAAAAATGAAGGCTTTAAGAATAAAATTTGTAGATTTTTGCGGGGAAGAATTTTTTACATGGTTGTTATCTAGAAGATTTGATATAATTAAAGATGACAATCCCGAATTTATTTTCTTCGGGGATGAAAATTTTGGCACCGAGAATTTAAAATATTCAAGAAGTTTATTTACAAAAATTTTCTTTACTGGAGAAAATAGGCGGCCTGAAAATTATGACTGCGATTATGCAGTAACGTTTGATCATAATTTTAACGAATGGCATTATAGATTGCCTGGTTATGCTATAGCACCATTTGGTTATAGAAATGATTATCCTATAAACACACTATTTAATATACATAATACTAAATTTGAAAAAACTGATTTTTGTGCTTTTATTCACAGAAATGGTGGGTGTAGAGAAAGAAATTATTTTTTTAATTTGCTCAACTCATACAAAAAAGTAAATGCTGCAGGATATCTTTTCAACAATACTGGTTTTATTGTTGAAAATACCATAAAGGCAAAAATTGAATATTGTAAAAAACATAAATTTGTAATGGCATTTGAAAATGGTTCCCATCCTGGATATGTTACTGAAAAAATCTTAGATGGATTTTATTCTAATTCTATTCCAATATACTGGGGAAGTAAAACTGTGGGAATAGATTTCAATACAGACGCTTTTATAAATGGACATGATTTCAATTCTTTTGAAGAATTATTAGAATACATAGTAAAAATAGACAAAGATGATGCTTTATATAATAATATTGTTAGTCAACCAAAATTAAAATATAATTTGCCTACTTCAGTATTAATCTACAATAATTTTTTACATTGGTTTGATTCCGTAGTATATGAAAAAAGGTCTAAAAGAAAATGATGCATAGTAAAATTATAATTTGGGGAGCTAAATTAGATACATTACATACACATGCGTTTATACATGAAGCATTGGTTAAAGCAGCTACTTATTTAAATCTACCCGTATATTGGTTAGATAATAGAGATAATGTGGATGAATCATTTTTCAATGATTCATTGTTTATAACAGAACAATTTATTGCTTGCCAAAATCCTGTAAGTAATAAAATTCCATTAAATAAATCTTCAACCTATATAGTAAATTATTTAGGCAACAAAGGACCTATTGATGGAAATCCAGGCCCACAAATGTATTTAGGTAAAGTAAAAAAATTAATAGATTTTAGATTTGCTTGCAACTGGGGCGTGGATGGTGTAGAAGATAAAAATTATGCTTACGTTTTTGATAAAACGTTGTGTGAACCTATAAATTTAGGAACATCTTTTTATCAAAAAGATTTAGATTATGATATTTTTTATTCTATTTGGGCCACCGATTTACTTCCAACTGAAATTGATTTTGAAGATAGGTTCACCAATTTTAAGGAACCTCGTTATGCTTCTTTTGGGGGATCTATTTCTAAAGGATGGCAAAGTGTTTATGATGGCAATTACGATACCGTAATCAAATTTGCTGAAGAATGTAACAAAAATGGAATAAAATTTTTACATAATAACCCCCATAAAAATCCTTTACCATCTAATGTATTAAAGAAATTTTGTTTAGAATCTTTCTTACCATTCGAATGCAGACCGTTGAATCATTTAAAAAATGGTTATTTGTCATGCAGGGCAATAAAGAATATAAGTTATGGTTGTTTGGGTATGTCTAATTCGAAAATTGCTTATGACTTTTTTGATCAGGAAATTGCTTATAGTGAGGATATTGTAGAACTTTTCTATATTGCGAAGGAAATGCAATATCATTCTAATACAAAAAATTTAATTTTAAATCAAATGCAAAAAATAAAAATGCAACATACGTATGTTAATCGATTACAAGATATGATAACAGCATCGGAGATGTGATGACAACTGCATTAATTACAGGTATTACTGGTATGGTTGGGTCACATATGGCAGATTTTTTACTAGATAATACTGATTGGGATATTGTCGGGTTGATACGATGGAGAAGTCCTTTAGATAATCTAGAACATTTAGTTCATGATATAAATCGTAAAAAAAGAATAAAATTATGTTATGGCGATCTTAATGATTCGTCATCTTTAGATACATTAATTAAAACTACAAAACCAAATTTTGTTTTTCATTTAGCAGCACAAAGTTTTCCTAAGACAAGTTTTGACGCTCCAATAGATACTTTAAATACAAATATTCAAGGCACCCTTAGATTACTAGAATCATGTAAAAATTTTGCACCAGATGCACTTATCCATATTTGTTCCTCCTCTGAAGTATTTGGTAGAGTATCTAAAGACAAATTACCAATAGATGAAGAATGTAATTTTCATCCAGCTTCACCGTATGCTATTTCTAAAATCGGAACAGATTTAATTGGTAGATTTTATGCAGAAGCATATGATTTACATATACAAACAACTAGAATGTTTACTCATACTGGTCCTCGAAGAGGAGACGTTTTCGCAGAATCTACATTTGCTAAACAAATCGCCTTAATAGAGCAAGGATATATAGAACCTATCGTAAAGGTAGGTAATTTAAAATCGCTTCGTACTATTGCAGACGTACGAGATGCTGTAAGAGCATATTATATGCTGTTGACTGTTAATCCCATAAAAGGCGAATATTATAATATAGGAGGAACTTTCACTTGCGAAATCAAAGATGTATTAGAAACATTAACTAATTTGTCTACTGTTAAATTTACAATAGAAATTGACCAAGACAGATTAAGACCTATAGATGCTGATCTCCAAATTCCTAATACTAATAAATTCAAGAAAAGAACAGGTTGGGAACCAATGATACCTTTTAATAAAACTATGGAGGATTTATTGAATTATTGGAGAGAAAAGGTTATAAAAATGAAAGGTAAAATATTGGTTAGATAATATGGGATCAGAACTTAATCAAGATATGTATGTAATAATATTTTTAATTCTTCTATAATTTATGATAATAATTAGAACTCCCTACAGAATTTCTTTTTTCGGGGGAGGAACGGATTATCCCATTTGGTATAATTCTAATCGTGGAGCTGTTTTATCTACTACTGTTAATAAGTATTCTTTTTTAGTTTTAAGAAAACTTCCAGATATTTTTGATTACAAATATCGTATACGATATTTTGACAGACAAGAAACAATAAACATAGATGATATTAATGTTCCTGTTGTTCGTGAAATTATAAAATATTGTAATTTCACACAAGGCTTAGAAATAACTCACCATGGCGATCTACCTAATAGATCAGGTATTGGTTCTAGTTCTAGTTTCACTGTGTCTTTAATACATGGTATTGCATGTTTACAAAATAAGATTTTAACTAAACGGGATCTTGCTCAATCTGCTATACATATAGAACAAAATATACTCCAGGAAGCGGTTGGTTCACAGGATCAAGTAGCCGCAGCATTTGGAGGATTTAATAGAATAGATTTCGGAGGACATGCTAATTTCACTTGTACTCCATTACCTATAGCAAAACATAGTTTAGATAATTTAGAATCATGGGTACAATTATTTTTTACTGATCAATTAAGAAATTCTTATGATATAGCAGATAAAAAAATTACTAATATTAAAAATAACAATATAGATTTATCATGGATGTTGAATCTTTTAGAAGAAGCACAATCCCATTTATTAAAAAATAATATAGAAGAATTTGCGAAATTACTTAATATCCAATGGAAATTAAAAAAAGAAATAGAAAAATCTATCTCAAATAATTCTATTGATACCATTTATAATCTTGGAATAAAAGCTGGCGCTATAGGTGGAAAATTACTAGGAGCAGGCGGAGGAGGATTTATGTTGTTTTTAACTCCTCCGGAAAAACAACCCGTGGTAGCTAAAGCTCTAGGTCTTAAAGAAGTATCTATAGATTTTGAATATTTAGGAAGCCAAATGATTTATTATGATTATCAAGATTTGGAGTATGTATGACAATATTTGTTGCAGGACATAGAGGATTAGTAGGATCAGCAATAGTTAGAAATTTAATTCAAATGGGGCTAAATAGAAATGATTTAATTTTAAAAACACATTCTGAATTAGATTTAACTAATCAAACTGCAGTAGACAATTTCTTTAATGAACATAAAATAGATCAAATTTATTTAGCTGCAGCTAAAGTAGGTGGGATACATGCTAATAATCTATATCCTGCAGATTTTTTATATCATAATTTAATGATAGAAACTAACGTACTTAGTAATGCTAATAAACATAACATAAACAAGGTGTTATTTTTAGGTTCTACATGTATATATCCAAAATTTGCAACTAATCCTATTACTGAGGATCAGTTACTAACTGGTAAATTAGAACATACAAATGAATCATATGCAATCGCAAAAATAGCAGGATTGAAACTATGCGAAGCATTTAATCGACAATATAACAGACAATATAGATCAGTCATGCCAAGTAATTTGTATGGCATATATGATAGTTTTCATCCTGAAAATAGTCATGTTATCCCAGGAATGATGCAAAGATTTCACGCAGCTAAAGTTAAAAAAGAAAATGCAGTTACAGTGTGGGGAGATGGTACTCCGAGACGAGAATTTACTTATTGTGATGATTTGGCGTTAGCTTGTATTATTGTACAGAATGTTTCTGACAAAAATTTTAGGAATATTACTACTCCGTACGATAGTGCCATTAATATAGGACCAGGATATGATATCACTATTTCAGAATTAGTAGAAAATATGAAAACAGTAACTGGGTTTACTGGTGATATTATTTATGATAAATCTAAACCAAATGGCACTTTAAACAAGTTGACTGACAACTCAAAAATTATTTCGTTAGGTTGGAAACCTCAAGTATCAATTTTATCGGGATTACAAAAAACATATTCTTGGTATTGCGAAAATTTAGTTAAATAAAAAAGAAATTAATGAATAAAAAGGCACTTATATTTGTTCCCACTGGAACAACATTCAATTATGATAATCGCTATGATATGTCTGCTCATTGGAGAAGTACTAGGCCGGAAAGAACTTATGAAATTCTTTCTGCAATGTATGATGATAGTGTGCCTGATCCATCCACTTATGATTATTTAGCAAAAGTAAAAGATCATAAGTGGCAGATGGTTAGAAAAATTTTCAAAAATATTGATATCGACAGATATGATTATATTGGATGTATTGACGATGACGAAGTAACAGATGTGTGGAATCTTAATAGAGGATTAGAATTAGCTAGAAGATTTGATTTTAGATTATGGCAGTTGTCTATGGCTCCAGGTTCTCAGATTTGGTATGATTGCCTTAAACAAGACACATCTATTGACTTTAGTGAGACTAATTTTTTAGAATGCGGTGTGCCTGTTTTTAGAACAGATATCTTTAAAAAAATATTAGCAGTACTAGACGAATGGAAAGATTTTGAGCAAGGTTGGGGAATGGATAAAGTATATTGTGATATAGCTCAATCTAATGCTCACGTAATTCATTGTGCTTCTGTTTACCATCCTCCTAGATCAGGATACTATGATAAAAGTCATGCAATGCAAGAATTGCATGACTTTACAAATACAATTTATCCCAGGATAATAAAAAAACTATACAATAGAGATAGCTTATTTGTAGATCAGCAATCGACTTATCGAAAATATAAATTAAGATGATTAATCTAACAGATAAAGATTGGTATAGATTACATGAAGAATTCATTACCAATGAACCGTATAACCATATTATTATAGATAATTTATTTAATGCAGAAATTGCAAATAACATCTATGAATCTTTACCAGATTATAATTCAGATAAAATAGATGCTAATTATAACAATCCAATAGAAAGAAAAAAAACAATCCAAAATTGGACGACATTTAATGCTACGATCTATAAAGTAATGAGTTATTTTGTGGGGACTGAATTTACTCAATATATGAGAATACTTACAGGGCAAAAAAATTTAGAAGCAGATTATGGATTACATGGTGGCGGTATTCATATGCATGGCAACGGTGATTATTTAAATGTTCATTATGATTATGATATCCATCCTAAGTTAAAGAAACAAAGAAAATTAAATATTATAACCTATTTTACGCCTGATTGGAAAGAAGAATGGAATGGGCATTTAGAATTATGGTCACATGATGTTAAAAATAATCAACCAAAAGAATGTGTGAAACGAGTATTGCCTAAATTCAATAGATCAATTATTTTCGATACCACACAAAATAGTTGGCATGGCTTACCTATTCCTTTAAATACGCCTGCTGGAGTATTACGTAGAAGTTTAGCTGTTTATTATGTGATTCCTACAGATATTAAAGAGTCTAGAATGAAAGCATTATTCGCACCCACTGAAACACAAAAGTCTGATCAAGATGTATTAGACTTTATAAAAAGGAGATCACAATGAGGCATAAACGAATTATAGTATGGGGGCATAAGTTAAATGTTATAGATAACCATACTTTTGTAAATAGAATAAAGGAAATAATTAAGGTGACAAATGATTGATTACAAATATAATGAAAATATTCTGATTAAAGAACTAAAGGATTATGTAGACTCTACCTACACTCAACATTATGCCCAGGGAAAAATTCAAACTACAGAATTCATTATTGATAATGGTCATGGTATTGGTCATACTGTCGGTAATGTAATGAAGTATGCCCAAAGATACGGGAAAAAAGAGGGAAGGAATAGGAAAGATATACTAAAGATATTACACTATGCATTAATAATGTTACATGTACACGACTTAGAAACTACTCAATTAAATAATGATCTTGATGAAAGGAAATAATTATGCAGTTTAATAAAGAAACGATTGATGTTTTAAAGAATTTTGCCAGTATTAATAGTAATATTTTGATTCGTAAAGGTAAATCTCTATCCACTATCAGTACAGCAAAAAATATTTTTGCCAAAGCAAATGTAGCTGAAGATTTTCCCGTTGAAGTTCCTGTATATGATTTGAATTCCTTATTAGCTTTGCTAACCTTAATGGAAAATCAGAATGTAGAATTTGGTGATAAGTCTTTAACTATCGCCAAAGATAATGGCAAATTTGAATATTTTTATTCTAGCCCAAATGTAATTGTTGCTGCTCCAGATAAAAACATTGAATTGGATAATCATTTTCAGTTTAAACTTACAGCAGAAGAAGTAAGTATGTTGATGAAGGCGGCCGCCATTACAGCTGCCCCTACTCTTTCTGTATCATGTAAACATCAACAGGTAGTATTAAGTATTGGTGATAAGAAAAATGATTCTGCTAATACTTATAAGAAAAACATTGGGCCCGGGATTGAAGATTTCGACTGTCATATGGCAATCGAAAATTTTAAAGTTATCCCAGATGCATATACCGTTACGATTAGTAAGAAGAAATTTTTTCATTTTAAACATGAAACGAAATCCATTGAATATTTTATTGCTATGGAACCTGATTCGGTAGTATAATGGAAACACCATTAAGTAAAGGTGAGGAAAATATTCGTTATGTAGCTCGTATAATAAGTGAACGTGAATGCGGGTCTCAAGAACAATGGGAATATTATATTTCAAGAGCATGGGATGTTATCTTATTAGTAGAACAACTGGGATTTTTAAATAAAAAAAGATTCTGGGGTGAATAATGTCCAAATATAAATTATGGAAATATTATGGAAATTCGTGAAGATCAATTTCTCTGGGTTGAAAAATACAGACCCAGAACTTTAGAAGATTGTATTTTACCTGAAGATCAAAAAAAGATCTTTCAGGATATGCTCGCTAAGGGCGAGATTCAAAATATGTTATTATGTGGTTCGGCAGGTGTGGGTAAAACTACAGTTGCCAAAGCACTATGTGAACAATTAGAAACTGATTATTTGGTCATCAATGGTTCGGAAGAATCTGGGATTGATGTGCTAAGAACCAAAATTAAACAGTTTGCATCCACAGTTTCCTTTTCAGGTAAGACGAAGGTTGTAATTTTAGATGAAGCAGATTACCTAAATCCAAATAGTACTCAGCCAGCCTTAAGAGCTTTTGTTGAAGAGTTTTCTGTTAATTGCCGTTTCATCTTTACTTGTAACTTTAAAAATAGAATCATTGCACCTCTACATTCTAGATGTGCGGTTATTGAATTTAAATTATCAAAAGAAGATAAACCGAAGATCGCTGCGAAATTCTTCAACAGAATTAAATTCATCATTCAAAATGAAGGCATCGAAGCTGATCTGAAAGTAGTGGCAAAGGTAGTAGAAAAGTTCTTTCCTGATTACAGAAGAACTTTAAATGAATTGCAGAAATATTCTGTTTCGGGTGTAATTGACGAAGGCATTCTTGTTAACATTAGTGATGAAAATATGAATGCGCTAAAGAATGCACTAAAAGAAAAAGACTGGAAAGCAATGCGTTCTTGGGTCGTAAATAATTCTGATAGTGATACTGCAGTATTTCGTAGAATATATGATACCTTATTAAATGAGGTAGTACAGATTCCTCAACTAGTAATATTATTGGCTGATTATCAATATAAAGCGGCATTTTGTGCGGATCAAGAAATTAATCTTGTTGCATGTTTAACAGAAATAATGGCTACAGTAGAATTCAAATGAAAAGCTTACTAAGTTTTGAGAAAAATACTCGTCGGGTATATATCTTTGAGAGAGGCAACGGATATAGAGTATTGTTTATTGATGTCTATTTTGATAAACACGAAGAATCATATTATGAAGAACTGGAAGAAGCAATTGAAATAGCGAAAACATGGATTGATATTAATGACAACTCTATTTAAAGATGAAGAACCAAAACTCGAAATAGAGTATGAAAACGAAAAACTGCCTGCTCTTGGATTGTTTGACATAATTAACGCAATAACTTATAAAAAAGAAAATGTATTAGTAGATGACCAATCTGAGAAAATATATCAACCCTATATGATAAACAAGGCATTATCTTTTGGAGCAGATACTGTATTTTATGCAAATGAAATGAATTCTAAACATCATTTAGACAAAAAAATGCAGTTTTCCTTTTTAATAAATATAATTAGGGCCAAAAAAAGATACAATAAATGGATCAAGCCTGAAAAAATTGAGGCGATAGAATTAATTAAGGAATACTATGGATACAGCACAAATAAAGCTCACCAAGTTCTTCCTCTTCTATCTGATGCTCAAGTTGAACTAATAAGAAAAAGATTAATAAAAGGTGGTCGACATGGATGATGTATTTAAAATTGATTTTCCAGGATATTTGCCTCTGGAAGTGTTACTAGAAAAACCTGATGATTTTCTTAAGGTAAAGGAAACTCTTACTAGAATTGGTGTTGCTTCTCGTAAAGATAAAATACTGTATCAATCATGCCGTATTCTACATAAACAAGGTAAATACTATATAGTACACTTTAAAGAACTTTTTGCTTTAGATGGTAAACAAGCTGATCTTACTGATAATGATCTACAACGAAGAAATACTATAGCTAAGCTGCTAGTTGATTGGGGCTTAGTTAAAATTGTAAATGAGAAACAATATTTAGATACTGCTCCATTATCTCAAATTAAAATTATTGCATTTAAAGATAAGGATAACTGGAACTTACAAACAAAGTATAATATTGGTAAGAAAAAGCAGTCTGCGTAATAAATATTAATATCCCTGGGATGGGACTAGCATGCCAGCGAAGGCTAGTAAAATATTCACTGGTGCCAATGCCATTTGGGTTGGCAATCTTTAATCTCGCTTACGAGGAGAACTAAAATGACACTTATGCTTAAAAACGGACCTTTTGATATGTTTAAGGATTTTGATAAATTATTTGTAGGTTTTGATGACACTTACAATCGCATGGCTAAATTTCATGATGATGTGACCAAAAATATTCCTAACTATCCACCATATAATATTCGCAAAGTCGAAGATAACAAGTACGTTATTGAATTAGCTGTTGCTGGTTTTGCTAAACATGATATTGATATTACTTTTGAAGATAATAAACTAATTATTAGCGGCAAAACTGAAGATGACAATAGCAATTTTCTATTCAAAGGAATTGCGAATAGGGCATTCACACGTACCTTCTTTTTGGATGACACCATTGAAATCAATGATGCAGCTATGATGAACGGTATGCTTAAAATTGCTCTGGAAAAAATTATTCCAGATCATAAAAAGCCTAAGAAGATTGCTGTTAATGATGGTGAAACTAAAACATCTAAGAAACAATTATTGACTGAAGACAAATGATTTGCTTATCTAAATTCCATGCTTTTATGCAATGGTTAGATAAGTGGTCTCATACATCTGTGGCAGAACATTATCTGTCAAAAAGTATAGATCGTGCTGACTTTGATTATAGAGAAAAAGTTTTAAGGCACAAAGGACTATTATGAGTAAAATCAAATGTTTTTTAAAAAAATCATATCAAATACTCGAAGCTATGGCAGAGGGTAGAAGAATGAGAGTCAGTAAACAAGTTTCTGAATATATAAAAAATAGAAAATGATGGAATGCCCAGGTTTTCCTGGGCATATATTATATGAAGAAAAAATTGCATAGTGCCGTGATTCATATTGATCCAAAAACAGGATTAGAAACATGTGATCCAAAATCTTGTACAGACAAATTGACAAGTATCTTTGAAGTAATAGAAACTAATTACAAATGGGTAGGAGGTCCTGTAAAACACAAATTTTATTATTCTTTGTGTAGTCAATGTAATAGAAGAACTATTACAAATCAAAATAAAAAACTTACAAACGAATCTTATAAACGAGGCACTGAAAATTCCGGAATAGATCCTCAAACTTTGGAGACAACTAATGGCTGAGAAAAAACATGAACGTGTAGTAAAATCAACTAGACAAAATGGATCTAAAACTGCTACAATGAACAAGCACATTAAACGCTCACATAAAAAGTACCGGGGTCAGGGTAAAAGTTAATCTCATTTCATTATTCTACAGAAAAAAATGCACGCAATTTTTAGTATTTTTTTCAGTTTTGGTAAATAAATACTTGACTCACTAAACTGTTTATTATAATATAAGATTATGAGTCGCCCAGGTGGCGAAATTGGAGAGACGCACAAGACTTAAAATCTTGCACATTAGAAACGTTGCGGGTTCGAATCCCGCCCTGGGTACCAAAATGAAAGATATATTAATTTTCTATCATATTTCTATTATGAATACTTGGAAAGTTAGCCATAATATGATAGATAATTATTTTCAACAGTCTTGCGGAAATATTTTTTGGACAAAAACTAATTTTTTAAGAAAGTTAAGTTTATTAGAATGGAATCCTAATTCAATAAATGATAGAATGAATGCTGAAAGATTATTGGGATCAAGAGGTGGAAATTTCTATAATTTAGGCGATTGGTTATGATGTCTTTTTAATAACTTTTAAGGAAACTAGATGGCAATTATTACTCGTATTACCTATAAAGATTTACCAGAAACTAATTTAACAGGCGTTACCGGTCTTACTGATGGCAATTTTGTAGGCGATGGTAAAATCGATATTCTTATTGAAGCAATCGGAACTGCTAAAGATATTGATACTATTGGATTAGGCGTAAAATTGGCAGATATTACCTTTTCTAAAGGTAAAGAAACAATGCTAGCTACACATGCCGATCTTCCTGATGTTGTTTTGTCTATGCAAAGTATTGAACGTGTTATTGGTGCAGATAAAGCAGTAGCCTTTGATGTTTCTGGTAATGCAGGTGAAGTATATGCTTTGTTAGCTACTGCTTTCGGTAAGACAGATGTTACACCTGCATTAGTAGGCAAATATTTATATCACAAAGATGCGGGCAAAACAGATACTGAAATTGCTAAAATGATTCTTGATTCCACTGAATATAAAGCAGATGCACTTGGTAGTAGTAATGAAACATTTGTCAAACAAGTTTATAAAAATTTATTGAATCAAACACCTAGTTTTGCAGATTTGCTATATTTTACTATTGAATTGGACAAAGGCACATTTACTCAATCACAATTATTGGAAGCAGCTAGTAATTTGGAATTAACTAGAGACGTGGATCATATCAACCTTGTTGGTATGAATACTATAGAATATACACCTTTCGGCGGTTAATTTTAGCCCCTTAGTGCATAGAGGCATCTAATATTAAAAAGGATGCTTTGTGCGGCCATAGCTCAGTGGTAAGTCAGCACTCCGCTCATAACGGATAGGTCCCTGGTTCGAATCCAGGTGGCCGCACAAAGCATCTTAATTTGCCTCACGCGGGGACACCAAATTTATATGAAAAAAGCACTCGTTATAACACCTACTACCGGAGCATCTGAATTACTAGATGCTATAGAATCTGTTAAGAATCAAACATATGAGCATGTAGAACACCTCATCGTTATAGATGGCAAAGAGTTTTCTGATAGAACTAAAAAATTAGTTAATAAAAATACTCTTATATGCGAATTGCCGTATAACACGGGTGGTGGAGGATGGTATGGTCATAGGGTAATGGCAGCATTTAGTCATCTAGTCCCACATGATTATATTTTATTTTTGGATCAAGATAATTGGTATCAACCAAATCACATAGAAAAATTAATTTACACAATAGAAAAATTTAATTTTGATTGGGCGTTTTCTTTAAGAAACATTTTTTCTGTTAATAAAGAATTTATTTGCCAAGATAACTGTGAATCGTTGGGTAGATTTTCTGCATGGGTAGATGATAAGGTACATCTAGTTGATTCTAGTTCTTATTGTTTTACTAATGCTTTCATACGAAAATACGGATATATCTGGGATCATGGTTGGGGAGCTGATAGAAGATTTTATACCATAATTACAGAAGTATTAAAACATACTAATTTCGGATGTAGTAATAATTATACATTATGCTATAGATTAGGGGGTAACGAAGGGTCAGTTAATGCAGAGTTTTTCATTGAAGGTAATGAAAAAATTAAATTAAAATACGGGGAATTTTTTCCCTGGAACAGGACTATATAATGGAGTCAATTTCCAGAGAAATTATTCGTAGTTGATAAATACATTATAAAACAAATAGAAAATAAAACATTTAGCGCGGGTTGGTGAAACGGTATCACAGAGGACTCATAATCCTCAGTCTCTAGTTCGAATCTAGAACCCGCAACCATAAATCACTTTTTGCAGATAGATTCTGCAATGTCTTTATTACCTATCACAAAATATGGAGCGTACCAGATCATTATCCAGTACGCTACTATAACATCAAGATAAGCTAATTGGCTTGATTGCTGGTTTACCAATTGGTTTAACTCCAGGTGTTGGACCACTAGATATTGGACTTGGATCATCCATTGGATCGGGCCCCATATCTCCACGCATAGGCATCGGATCATTCATCCCCATACCTCCACCCATTGATATTGGAGCAGGACCTAAAGGTCTTGGGCCCCCAGGTTTATTTAATCCATTCATCGCATTAGCCTGTGCTGCGGCACCTGCCATCGCAGCTTCTTTACCTGATCCTGCAAGCATTATACCTGATAATGTACCACATAAGAATGTAGCAACTGGAATGATAAGTTCAAAGAATTTTTGATCTATTGGACTAATAGCATTCAAAGGTTGTGTGACAAACATGATACTGTAAAGAACAGTAAAAACAATGCCAATAAGAGTGAGCGCCAAGCAGACTCCGATAAAGAATTTAAGGCGGACCATAAGTTCATTTTCTGTATACCTCTCTCCTGGTTTAGATGCTTTCTCACCTTTATGTTCGTCTTTCTTTGTTGGTGTTGGTGATGATTTTTTTATTGGTGTAGGCACAGTAGTTTGTTTAGGTGCACTATCATTGATTCCAGGATCTTTAAACATGTCTTTAATTCCCATTTATTTAGCTCCCTTACATTGTTCACACTTATCGGGACTAGAAAAAGATGCTACGCCTTCTTGTCCTTTAAAAATATGTTCAGGGCAATCTCTTGAAACCTCGCAATACGGTTTCTTACAATAATCCTTATCCCAATTATCTGGATTTTGACAAGGATATCGGTACCTAGCTTCGCATCCAAATAATAATAAACCTGTAAAAATAACAGCAATTAATTTAACCATGGTATCCACATCCAAATTGCTTGACTGACTAGCAACGATCCAAAAGCACCAACTATCGTACTAATATAAAACATTGGCATACTAACTGCCAAGATACTAGCAGTCAATAAAACTATTCCTATTTGTAATGCAGAACCTCCCCAGGTAAACCAAGGAGATTTTAATTTCGCAGCATCTCTTTCTGCTTCTAATATTTTAGCCTTCTCCATAATTTCTTTTTTATCGTCACTCATACGTTTAGCTTCAGCTAGAAATTTATCCTTGTTCTCGGGTTTACTTGCTTCAGCTGCACTTATTTCATATAGAACACCTCGAACGTTCTTGGCTTGATACCACGCCCACATATTGTTAGCTTGAATAGTATTATTTTGAATCTTACTAGAATTACTACCCCCTAGCATAGTATTTATGGCCAGTACCGCAGCCAAAAAGACAATGATAAATCCTGCCTTATCTTTTATCTTTGCTTCACGTTCACTTCTGGTTAAAGGTTTTGGGTCTTTCGATTGTTGGTCTGTCATTTACAATCTCCTTAGGTTTATTTACGTACTTATCAAGAATAGCATTACCTACCCAAGCAGCCATATATCCCATAAAATACCATTCACTAAATCGTTCCTCAACTATAAGATAAACAAAGCCCCAGGTACTAACTATCCATGCTCCGAATCTGACAAATTTCTTCTCATCTAATTTGCCACTACTACATATCAAATCTTTTAAATCAATATTACTATCACTATTTCTATGCCATACCCAAAGTAACAGAATAAGAAAAAGCACAACCAACATTAATATGGAACTCATGGCAAATTGTGCCTTGTTAATATCTGTCCAATCAATCATTACTTCCCTTCATACATTACATCAGTAGTATCACCTAATGCCCATTTTGGATTGGTTTCTACTCTGTAAATTTTAGTACAAACTTTGAAATCAGGGAATTTTAAATTTTTCGGATTACTTGCAGCATCCAAAAATATACATCTGTTATTTGGTTGTGCTGCATATTGGCCGTTATCTAGTTCTATAAAATTAAAGCTCTTATGATCCTCCGGCCATTCTGCGTAAGTGGTATCTATAATGTTTGGATCAGAATGTGCATTGTCTACCGTAAACATATATCCGCCACTGTAGAAGTTTTTATCTTTTGCATAAAATTTACAGGTCAAATTTTTAAGAAAAGATTTTTGTAATACTGTAACATCATGAGAAAAACAATCCCAAATTTGTAATGTATCTAAGGGTAACAATGGACCTAAATTTTCTGTCCTAGATACAAATGCATGTAAAGGAAGTTTATCATATAGAGCTCCATAGTTGGGCATGTATGATTCAATTCTAAACGCTTGTCCTCTAATGGATTTTACTGTTACCCAGATACAAGGTTCATATTCCCCGTGTCCTTTTTCAAAATCATAAAGAAATTCTTTTCTAATGTAACAATGTACAGGGGGAATATTTGCTATAAGATGTGCCATTATTTGTTTGCTAAAGGATTGTCAAGAGCTTTCTTAAGTTTTTCGTCTAGATCTCTTTGTGCTGCTTTTAACTTAGAATCAATTTCCTTATTATTAGCAGCAATTGCCTTGGTATTTTCTGCTGCCATGCGATTTATTTCTTTAGTTGCAGAGTTTATACTGGCGTCAGCTTGCTTCTGAATATTTCTAACATCTGTTTTTACTTCGGCAACCGTTCGATCTATTTCTCTTTGTTGAGTTTTATTACTGCGTTCAACGTCTTCTACAGTTTTCTCTAAACGGCGTATATCATTCTTTAGATCATTTTTGATGTCTCGAGTATATTCCGCTGTTTTATCACTGCCCTCTTGTACAGCCTTTTGAGTCTTGCTGGCATTTTCTTCTATAAGAGCCAGACGTTTATCAAACTCTGTTAGATCAGGTGCAATATATTCAGCGATCTTTTTCTTCATTCCGATGTAATCTTTGTATACCTCAAATGCTCCATAAAGTCCACCTAATATGCTGGAGACCAATGTAGCTGCTACCATTAGTTTAGCTGGTGTAAACTCATAGCCACCTATACTAATTACAGTGTCTTTACTGGCATATTTTTTAACTGCTGCTTCGGCATCATCAATCTTTTTATTTACATCTACCTTTTCTTCTGACATTTTTACCTTCTGTATTGTTGATCCACCATTTCTTGGTGTAGTCTGTCAGAGGCTAATTGTCTTAGCGCTCTGGCGTTATCCACATTACGTTGATTTCTATAAATCTCTTTTGGAGCATAGAAATTAGCATCAGATAAAGCTATCATATAATTACTGAAACCAGTAGGAGTCCTAGCAATAGTATCAATAGAAACTCCTGCGGCTGCATCGTTGTCCTGAACATTGGATTTAACCTGTTGTGTGTTTGTATCTTTTCGTTCCTGTTCAATAGTAGATTGTTTATTTTCAATGATATCGTTTATAGGATTGGTTCTATCTGTAGTAAAATTACTTTGAGCTTGAGGAATGTCTACTGCAACTACAGGTGCTATCATAACAGACTGAAAACTTTGACTGGGTTCTGTTATATTAGTTTGCTGAGGAGGTTGTAGTATGTTTATTTGTACAGAACTTGTGTTTACAGGTTGCTCAAAATTAGCGACCTCGGTTGGTTTTGTTTCTGTTATGTTTTGCTGCACTGGTGCCTGATAGGGTACTACAACAACTGGTGCTGTCTGAGAAAACACCGGAGGTTGCAGAGGATTAAACTGCTGTACTGGTTGCACTGTAACTACTGACATGGCATTAAATTGAACTATGGCACTGGTGCTGGTCACTGTATTAGTTGTCTGAGGTGTAATATCTACAGCAGTCTGCCCCTGTGTTGTTCGTTGCTGTATGGCTAGATTGACTACACTGGTACTACCTGGTGCTGGTCCAATGTTTAGAATACTATCTGTTCTGGAACCAACAACGACATTTTCTGTTCCAGAATGTTGCTCCTGCTGTTGCTGCATATTTTGACTTCGATTAACAGCTTCCAGGGCAATGGCTTCGGCTTGTCGCGTACCTGCGCCAGCAGCTACTGCTGCAGTCTGCATAGCGTTTTGGCTAGCCTGAGTTGCTATATTAGTTTCTCGTTCTTGATTTCTGTTGATAAGAGATAAAGCAAATGATGTTGTATTGTTTTCTCTGGCACTTTCAGTTCTAGTAGCAGTTTGATTTGGTTGTGATCCAGAATCTCTTTGTGCAACTGTGTCTGCTGTAGTAGTTGTACTTGTAGATTTAGGAGATGTTGTTGCAGCAGTTGTGTCAGTAGCTGTAACCGTAGTAGTGCTTACAGATGGACTTGCTGTATTTGCATCAGTAATTGTATTAGTAACCGTTCCACCGGGCGTAGACGATGTTGTTGATATGTTTGCAATAGTTTGTTCTAAAGAAGCTTTTTGTATCTTATTTTGCTCATCGGCCAGACGTTTGATTTCTGCATCAAAGTTGCTACAATTTTTACTGTACAAAGGCTGGTCGTAACAAGGATCAGGTGTCCATATAGGTCTGGTGTAACCAGCGAAACCCATGTTATCTCCGTATCCGCCATACACACTCCAGGATACATATCCCATGTTCAAGGTATTTTTAGTCTCTGTAAACAGCATACTACCACTTCTAGCACCACCGCTGTAATTACCTTCCACCCACCAGTTTTGAGAAAATAAGCTATTGCCCAATTTATCAGTTATATTCAATGTAACATTTCTACCGTTAGCACCACTGCTTGATGTACACCACCACAAAAAGGTATTAGTACAGTAATCTCCTGCGTAATATCCAAATCCATAATCAAATCCATGTAATTGAACTCCACCGCCTATGTGAGGTAATGCAGTAGCAATATTATAGTTATTCCATATAAGAGGACTTAAAGGGCCTTGAAGAACAGCATTAAATCCTGGACAACTTGGAGCATAAGCAGGGTTTAATATACAAGGATCAACGCTATAGTTTACATTTAAAAAAGCATCTTTAACTTGAGGGCCATAACAGTCTGGCATAAGGCAAGCCCAAAATCCAGCATCAGAACCACTTATGCTTAAACTAAAAGTACCCAATGTAGCTAAAGATTTAGCTCCTGCAAATGTATGAGAATTATTTAATTGTTGCCAATTAGGATTGTATGGAGGATTACCATCGTTTATATTTTTTAATCCTAACTGATGTAATTGAGACCATTCAACAGTTCCATTAGGGGATAAGTATTGAGCGGTTGCACTTAAATTATCTTGAAGACCATTTACATTTTCGCAACTTCCTCCTATACTATTAGCACATTGAAATCTATACTTAAATCCATAATTAAATCCAGTAACGAATATCGCACCGGTGTTCTGATAACCATGTACTAAGTTAGCTAAATTAGCAGATGTAGATATTGTACTATTGGCATAAGAGAAGGTATATCCATCATTGACAAAACTTCCCTGTAAACCGCTCACGCTCCAACCTGTACTACTTTTTATACTACTATCATAAGGAATCATGTTGCCAGTAGTCAAATCAATACTATAACCGCTAGGTGTATTAACAGAGCCAGAAGTTACAGTTTGACCAAATACTGCGCCTGAAAGCAAAAGCAACGTAATACAAATGGCTAAAATAAAACCTTTAGTCCAAGTGTAGTTGTAATGCTTGTGATTAAAATCGTCCATTATCTGAATGCACTAGCTGAATATTTTACTGGAGTAGGTTTAGGTACTTCGGTTTCAGTCTTGTAATCATACTGAGGTACTTTGTTGGGATTAGCTGCCCATAAATCTTTGGCTTTTTCGCCAATCTGACCTTCATATGGGCAGGGAGTTCCAGCTGCCATCATTGCTTCCCAAACTCTTCTATCTTGACACATGGTAGCAACTGCGGCGACCTTCATGCCCATGTCATATAATGTTTTACTTAATTTTAAGCGTTCGCAATTTAGATCTCTTTGAGTACCACCTAAAGCAAACCCCAAAAACTGAGTCTGTGCTGCACCACTAACGCCTGTAGTACATAAATCTTGCCCTCCACCAGACATCATGGCAGGAGCTATGGCAGTTGGGGGAGGCTGTACGACTCTTTGAGTAATAGTAGTCTCGTTGATATTTCTATTAGTCATGTCGCCAGTTTGAATATTCTGATTAACTGCTGTACTATTATTTTGATTCATATTAGTATTAACTGTTGTAGCAGTAGATTGATTAATATTTCTATTAGTCATATCTCCTGTCTGCACATTGTTGTTATTATTCGTATTAGTAGTTGTAGCAGTAGATTGATTAATATTTCTATTAGTCATATCACCAGTTTGAATATTGTTATTGGTGTTAGTGTTTGATGACGTGCTAGCATTCACATTATTGTTGTTATACGTCATGGTGCCAGTATTGATATTGTTATTGGTACTGATACTGGTTGATGTATTAATGTTAGTATTTTTATTGTCACTGACACTGGTCGATGTGTTGATATTTCTATTAGTCATGTCACCAGTATTGATGTTATTGTTAGTGTTTACACTAGTAGAAGTATTGTTATTGTTGTAGGTTACTGTACCAGACATAATATTACGATTTGTACTATCAGAAGTGCTGGTATTTTGATTGATGTTGGTTATGGAACCAGATTGAATATTCTGATTAACATTAGTATTGGTATTATTAGTAGTACTGGTCGATGCATTATTATTGTTATACGTCATGGTACCAGAATTAACGTTGTTATTGTTGTAGGTAACCGACCCACTCATGTTGTTGTTATTGTTGTTGGTTACTGTACCACTTTGAACATTGTTGTTGGTGTTTACATTTGTACTAGTACTGATGCTAGTGTTTACATTGTTGTTGTTATTGGTACTTGTACTGTTTACAGTGCTGGTATTAGTGTTGGTACTAGTACTGACACTGGTATTATTGGTTTGTACTGAGCTGGTACTATTTGATGTAGAATTGGTATCCACCAGACTTTTAGAGTCATATGAACCCTGATTAATTGGATTAGTAGTACTGGTTGTGGTTCCACTTGTGGTGGATTGTGTGCTTGTGTTTTGCGCTATTGCACTCGTGGTTAGCATTAATAAAAGCGCCGCGATCGCCGCTTTTAGCATTAAGTTCTCCTAATTGGTTTTTAATGAACGAATTCAATATGATGAAATCAGGGAAAACTAATAAATATTAATGCAATTATATCATGTTTATCTATTGATCAAACTTCTATTGACTTTCCAGTCCTTATTATTTATAATATAAGGATTAGTGGAGACCCTTGATGCGATTTTATACCAGTGTTTTGCAGTATGGCAACCGAATTCTAGTCCGTGGAGTGAATAATGGCAAAGCTGTCCAGGATAGAATAGAATTTAGACCAAGTTTGTATGTACCAAGCCCAAAACCAACCGAATTTACTTCTCTAGATGGTAGATATTTAGAGCAAATAGACTTCGAAGATATTAACGAAGCCAAAGATTATATTAAAAAATACAAAGATATAGAGAACTTTAAACTCTATGGAAACTTCAACTTTGCCTATCAATATATTACAAAAATGTTTCCAGATGAGGTTGAATTTGATATTTCTCAAATTAAAATATGGTCTATTGATATCGAGACTAGTGCCGAGTATGGATTTCCTGATACAAAAGATCCCAGGGAAGAAGTTTTATTAATCACCATTCAGGATTATACAACCAAACAACTTATTACTTGGGGATCTAAACCATCTGATAATGTTAAAGATAATCATAAGTATATAACATGTGATAATGAATATGAAGTTCTTAAAAAATTTATTGAATATGTTTCTTTGAATTGTCCTCATATTATTACTGGATGGAACGTAGAATTTTTTGATATTCCATATCTTTGTAATCGTATTAATAAAGTTTTAGGTGAAGATAGTGTTAAAAAGTTATCACCTTGGAACATTGTTAATTCTAAAGAATTTGAAATGAGAGGTAGAACAGAACTCACATTTGACATTCTTGGAATTTCAGTTTTAGATTATTTAGATTTATATAAAAAATTTACATACAATGCTCAAGAGTCCTATAAATTGGATCATATTGCCAAAGTAGAACTAGGCAAAGAAAAATTATCATATGATGAATATGATTCTTTTAGATCATTTTATAAAAATAATTGGCCTAAATTTGTCGAGTATAATGTACGAGATACAGAACTTGTAGATCAACTTGAAGATAAAATGAAGTTGATTGAATTAATTCTTACAATGGCATATGATGCTAAATGTAACTATGTAGATATATTTTCTGCAGTAAGAACCTGGGATTGTATTTTATTCAATCATCTTTGGAATCAAAAAATTATAGTACATCAAAGAGATGACTCAAGAAAAGGAAGGCAAATTGTTGGTGCATATGTCAAAGAACCAGTACCTAGTAAATATAATTGGGTAGTATCATTTGATGCGACAAGTCTATACCCTAGTATCATTATGCAATATAATCTAAGTCCCGAGACAATAGTGGTTGGAGGCAAAGATATTGGTATGGAAAAAATACTTGAAAGTAAATATGATTTATCAGATTTGAAAGAAAAAAATTATTGTATGGCAGCAAATGGTTTTATGTATAGAAGAGACAAGCAAGGTTTGTTTCCTAACATTACAGAAAAGTTATTTAGCGATAGGCAAAAATATAAAAAGCTTATGATTACTGCTCAAAAAATGTATGAGGAAACAAAAGATAAAAAGTATCGAAAAGAAATTGCAAAGTATAATAATTTTCAGATGGCTAGAAAAATTCAATTGAATTCTCTTTTTGGTGCATGGTGCAACGAGTATTTTAGATTTTACGATGACAGAATAGCTGAGGGTATTACTATCACTGGACAATACATTATCCAGAAGGTAGGTAGAGCACTTAATGAATACCTTAATAAGATTTGTGATACTACAAACTATGACTATTCTTTTTATTCTGATACTGATTCATGTTATGTTACGTTGGATCCTTTAGTGCAAAAATTCTACAAAGATATGCCTAAGGATAAAGTTGTAACTATCTTAGATAAAATCTGTAATGAAAGAATAGAAAAAGTTTTGAATAAAGTTTGCGAAGATTTGGCAGACTATACCAACGCCTATGAACAGAAAATATTTTTTAAACGCGAGGCAATTGCCGATAGAGGTATTTGGGTTGCTAAGAAACGTTATGCACTAAATGTCTATAATAATGAAGGTGTACAATATAAAGAACCAAAATTAAAAGTGATGGGATTGGAAATTGTACGATCATCCACACCTGAACCAATACGCGAAGCATTACGCGAAGCAGTAAAATTGGCTTTGACTAAAACTGAAGCACATCTACAAAAATTTATACGAGAATTTGAGGAGAAATATCGGTACATGAAACCAGAAGACATTTCCTTTCCACGGGGTGTCAATGGTGTAGAAAAGTATTCTGATAGTAGCAAAATTTATCGCCAAGGTACTCCTATGCATGTAAGAGGTGCATTATTATATAATTTTCATCTAGCAAAAAACAAACTAGATAAAAAATATGAATTGATACGCGAGGGAGATAAAATAAAATTCTTATACTTAAAAGAACCAAACATTATTGGTGAAAATTGTATCGCATTTGTATCTTCTATTCCAGAGGAGTTGAAATTAAAACAATATGCAGATTATGATATAATGTTTGAAAAATCATTTTTAGAGCCGTTGACAACTATTCTTAATAGTGTCGGATGGTCAGCTAAACCTAAAGCAACACTTGAAAATTTATTTGGTTAATTATAATATAGACTCATACTTTAAAATACATTATAATAAGATATACACAGGAGAAAAATATGTCGCTACTAGATAAACTAAAGAAAAATTCAACGATTAAAGAAACAGAAGTTTTGAACAAATCCAAATTCTTTTCTAAGAAAGATATGATTCAAACTTCGGTGCCAATGATGAACGTAGCACTATCAGGATCATTGGAAGGTGGATTGACCCCAGGATTAACAGTATTTGCTGGACCATCAAAGCATTTTAAAACTGCGTTTTCTTTACTTTGCGCAAAGGCATATCTAGACAAATATGAAGACGCTATTGTTTTATTTTATGATTCTGAGTTTGGTAGTCCTCAGTCTTACTTTGATAATTTCGGGATTGACCCTGCCCGAGTACTTCATACACCCATAACTGATATCGAACAACTAAAATTTGATAGTATGTCGCAGCTCAACAATATTGAGAGAGGCGATCATGTTATGATTGTAGTTGATTCTGTAGGTAATCTTGCATCTAAGAAAGAAGTAGAAGATGCTTTAGAAGGTAAATCGGTTGCAGATATGACTCGTGCTAAACAAATGAAATCATTATTTAGAATGATTACTCCACACTTGACAATTAAAGATATTCCAATGGTTGTTGTTAATCACACATATTCTGAGATAGGATTATTTCCTAAGCAAATTGTTTCCGGTGGTACAGGCTTGTATTACTCAGCTGACAATATTTTTATTATTGGTCGACAACAAGAAAAAGATGGCACTGAAGTAGTTGGATTTAATTTTATTATGAATGTAGAGAAGTCTAGATTCGTAAGAGAAAAATCTAAGATTCCTATTGAAGTTTCTTTTGAAGGTGGAATTAGTACTTGGTCTGGTTTATTAAATGTAGCAATGGAAGGTGGTTTTGTAGTCAAACCAAGCAATGGTTGGTATAGTGGACCTACAACAACTAATAATAAATTTAGATTGAAGGATACTTACACCAAGGAATTTTGGATGCCTATCTTAAAAAATCCTGCATTCCGAGATTATATAGAATCAAGATATAAAATTGCTGGTACAGAAATGATACAAAAGCAATTGACCGATGACGAATTTAATGAGGAGTTTAATAATGCAAGTGAAGTATGAGCCTTGGGGAATCAATAAGGCAGAAAAACAGTTATGGGGAGTTAAAATTGTAGATGGTATGTATGCAGATACAGTAATCAGTATTAATGAACTTAAATTTAGTGATCAGATTAATGGTGATGTAGAATTAGACTATGACTACATTACTAAAACAAAAGGATTGTCTGAGGAAGATTATAAGACAGATGAATTTAACAAAATCATGTCTTATATTCTAGAAGATATTCTAAGAAAGGCGATTGATGAGCATAGTAAAGATAGAGACAGTAATACTACAGAATCTTCTTCATAACGAAGATTATATGAGAAAAACGATCCCGTTTCTAAAGCGGGATTATTTTACTGATTCTACAGAAAGAAGAATATTTGATTATGCTAAAGAATTTATTGATAAGTATAATAATACTCCAAATATTGATGCACTAATAGTAAAATCTCAGAATGATAAATCGTTAGGAGATGAAGAATATAAAGAATTAGCAGAAACAATACAGCAACTTGTTCCTTCGGAACATAATAAAGAATGGTTAATAACTGAGACTGAAAAATTTTGTAAAGATAAAGCGGTATATAATGCTATCCTAGCTTCGATTGCCATTATTGATGGAAGAGATAAAGCGCAATCTCAAGATGGGATTCCTCAAATTCTGCAAGACGCTCTGGGTGTTTGTTTTGATAATAATGTAGGGCATGATTATATTGATAACTCTGAATCAAGATTTGATTTTTACCATAAGGTTGAGTCTCGTATACCGTTTGATCTTGAGATGTTTAATAAGGTTACTAATGGTGGATTACCTAATAAGACATTAAATGTTGTATTGGCCGGTACAGGCGTTGGAAAATCTTTATTCATGTGTCATGTTGCGGCATCCACTTTATCTCAAGGTAAAAATGTGTTATATATTACTATGGAAATGGCAGAAGAAAGAATAGCTGAGAGAATAGATGCTAATCTAATGAATGTAACAATGGATCAACTAAAAGAATTACCTAAAGCTATTTTTGATAATAAAATTGAGAAAATAAGAAATAAAACTGAAGGTAAATTAATTATTAAAGAATATCCTACTGCCGGAGCACATGTAGGTCACTTTAATAGTTTACTAAATGAGTTACAGTTAAAGAAACAATTTAACCCTGATATAATTATTGTAGACTATTTAAATATATGTGCTAGTTCTAGATTTAAAGCTGGAGCTAATATTAATTCATATACTTTAATCAAAGCAATAGCTGAAGAGTTACGTGGTATGGCAGTAGAAAATAATGTTCCTATATTGAGTGCTACTCAGACTACAAGAGGCGGGTATGGAAACACTGATGTTGAACTTACAGATACTTCAGAATGCCTAGACCCCACATCACAAGTAATAACAGAATCTGGAGATACTATGGAAATCCAAAATTTGAAACCGGGTGATAGAATATTGGGTAGTAACGGGTTCGTTTCGGTGATTCAGGTACACCATAGTAAAATCAAAAAACTATATAAAATAAAAACCAGATCGGGCAAAAACATAATTTGTTCAGCAGATCATATCTTCCCAACAAGCGAAGGTAGAAAAAATATAAACAATGGCCTGAGAGTTGGTTGTAAAATACGAAGTTTATAAATATTTTGTAGTTAAAATATTTATGGCAACGGGAGATTTTATGGCTAAACCAGTAAAAGTATTAACTAATATACATGATAAATTTTTACAAATTACTAAATATAAAGAATGGCAGCAGTTTGAAATTGAAGATATGAATGATGAAAGAAAGACAGCTGCATACGAGGCATTGGGCAAAATAGATTATAAAAATCATATTCATGTAAAAAAACTAGCCAGACTATGTAAATATGCTACTCCCGATGAAATTTCAACAAATATAGAATTATCTTTAAAAATTTCTAAATACGGGTCTTCTTTAGATAAACTTATAATTATGTTTGGTAAAAAAGAGGGCGAAAACAGATTTAACAAAAGTTTACAACATCTTTCTAAAAATGGTAAAAAGGGATCTTTCTCTAAAGATTATTGGGTATCTAGAGGTTATACCGAAAATGAGGCAAGGGATATAATTTCCTCTAAAAATAAAGAATTTGCTAAACTAAAAACTGAAAAATATTCTAAAAAAGAATTATCAGACTTATTACGCATTAAAAATCCTATATGTAAAGAATATTGGATCAGTCAAGGATTTACTGATCTTAAAGAAATTGAAAATCTAAGAAAAGAATATTTTACCAGTAGCCAAACATTTTTTATCAACAAATATGGTACCGAAGATGGAATATTTAAATTCGAGGAAAAATATAAGAAAAGAAAAGATACTATCATACAAAAATATGGCTCAATTTCCTTATTGTCGGGTTATATTAAAAAAGCATCTAAGGAATCTAGAATAATTTTAGATAAATTAGCAGACTTGTGTGATAAACTACAAATAAAATACTTTTATGGAATAGATGGCAACACCGAATGGTGGTGTAGAGATATAAATGATAAATCTAAATTTTATTTTTATGATTTTACTATACCTCAGTTAAATTTAATTTTTGAATATAATGGTGTGGCTTGGCATCCTAGGGGTTCTAAAGAAGAATTCATTAGTCCTATTTCGGACAAATACGATTATCTAAAACAATATGACATTCAGAAGATTAAATCTGCGGAGAATCAAAACTTTAAAGTAATAATTTTGTGGAGCGATGAGGATAAAATTATTAATACCCAAAAAAGTATACAAATAATACAGGAAGAGTATGATAACCTTAGATAATATAGATTTAGAATCTTTAGCAAAAAGAGCAGTATTTCTGCATTCCAAACGAGAATTGTTTCCATATCTTGAAAATCTAGATGTGGAAGATATATTTGATTTGTTAATGAATATTGAAAAGGAAAAATATCAAAGAGATATCCTAACAGATTCCTTAATAGAATATAA